GAAAAGTCATTCGACAAAGAAGTGGCAATAAAAGTAAAATTAGATTTCTAATAGAGAATAACCAACAGATTAGTAAAACCCAGCCCCGTAAGGTTGGGTTTTCTTTTAGGTAGATATTTATAGTAGATATGTTAAAACGAATACCAAAATCGGATATTAGTATAAGACCATTCAAAGCTTATAAACAATGGTCATTTGATAATACAGAACTAAATGTGTATGAAGCCAATGCTACATCAAGTGTATCTTCATCTCAATTTCCACAAAATTCTATATTTGGCCAATTAAGAGCCCAATTTTACAATGGAAATATAGATAATCCATTTCTAAGATTTGGTGTTAAATCTACAGGTTTTGCAACCGGTTCAGGTTCCGAAAGATTTATGACTGGTTCTGCTAAAGTAATTTCTATTCCACAAATATATGTTGGAGAAGGTATAAAAAAAGGTTCACTAAATTTAATAGATTCTACAGGAACATTTACAGATGATTCTTACGGAAATTTAATTGCAAGTGAGGGAGATACAGTCTCATTTGTTGATACGAACTTGACAAATGGTAGTGCATCATTTACCGATAGTATTTTAAATGAAACATATAATATTAGTTTAACAGACTTAAACTTTACAACGGGCCAAATTCAAGGTAGTTATAATGGTGAGGGATTTTCTGCTACTATGCTTAGTTTTAATTTAGATACTGGTGATATGGTAGTAGATAATTTTGATTTTTTGAATCCAATAGCAGGTAGTAATATAATCGGAAACGTATTTTATAATCAAGGGCTAGTAGTATTTACAAAACATCCTGATACAAGAATATCTGGTAGTTGGGATTTATCATTTAAGTCCACAAAAACAATATATGAACACGAATATTTATTAATAGTCAATGAGGATGAATTTAATGTTTCACAAAACCCATCGGCGGTTGTAGAAAGTGGATTTGAGTACACATTTATAACAGGCTCTGACAACAAAATTTATAAAACTATAAGTAAATCAGGTGCTAGGTATATAAGAAAAAGAAATGTATTAGAGGATGGAAATATTTTAGATTATGGATATACGGGCTCTGTTGGAGATAAAAAAGCTGGATTTGAACATTGGGATATGAGTGGTTCGGTAGATTCTACTGGTTCTTTTCTTTCACCTTTTATTACAACTATTGGTTTATATGATGATGATTGTGATTTAGTTGCAGTAGCAAAATTACCCCAACCAATTAAATCTGAACCTGATTTTCCTGTAAACTTTATTGTACGATTTGATATTTAATATATATTTATAGTAAAAGAAAAACTATGGCAAAAAGTATTTTAGAAACATACGAAGAAAAAAAAACAGCTATTGGTGTAGATAAAATTTCATTTGATGCGGGTGTTAATGCAAAAACTCCTTACACTACAAACGATTTAAAAAAGGCTGATGAACAAGTATTAACAGCAGAAAAATTTAAAGTTGGTAGAGGTGGAGAGCTTAAAGCTATAAAATACTCCGATACAGTAAAGAAATAAATTTAATGGTTAAGAAAAAAGTTACAAAAAAGAATAACTCTAAATGGGTTGCAAAAAAACATGGATTTAAGTCAGGTCTTGAAGAAAGTATCTCTAAACAAATCGCGAGTAGAGGGATTAAGGTTGAATATGAAACAGAACAGGTTTCTTATATTATACCTGCTTCTGAACATAATTACCACCCTGATTTTCGTTTACCTAATGAAATTAGAGTAGAAACAAAAGGTAGGTTTGTTCTTGCAGATAGAAAAAAACATTTGTTAGTCAAATCACAACATCCCGAATTGGATGTTCGTTTTGTATTTACAAACTCAAAAAATAAAATAAGTAAAAAATCCAAAACTACATACGCAATGTGGTGTGAAAAGCACGGATTTAAGTATGCTGATAAGGAAATTCCAAATAGTTGGTTTGAAGAATAAGTTATGTGTAAAGTGCTGATAGATAAATTTGTAAAAGAATATCCATTACACTTTGATTATGTTAGAAGGTTAAAAGAAGAGTTTGAAATTATTGAGGACAAAGGATTTATTGAAACCTACAAACAGGTCTGGGATATTATACAAATTATAAAAAGAAAAGGCTCGCTTTGGTTATTAAGGGGTAGCGGTGCAAGTTCATTAGTTGCATATTATATGGGTATTCACGACATTGACCCTATAAAAGAAAATATACCCTTAGAAAGATTTCTTAATTGGACTAGAGAAGACCAACCCGATTTTGATATAGATGTTCCATATGATGTGAGAGACGAAATACTTTCCGCAATCGGTGAAAAATATCCTAATATGGTTTCTCGTATTTCCAATCGTGTCAAATATACAGAAAAATCAGCATTAAGAGAGGCAATACGAAAATGTGGTTATAGAAAATTTGTGCCAAAATATTTTCGTATTCAAAAAATATTTTCCGATACATACACCCAAAATAAATGTTTAAGAATCGCAGAGGAATTAATAGGTAAACAAAGGATGTGGAGTAAACATTGTGGCGGTATTGTAATTTGGAAAGAGGGAATACCAGAAGAATTAATCCTAAAAGAAAATCAAATAGCAGTAGATAAGTATGATGTAGAGGAACAAAATTGGATAAAAATTGACCTTCTTTGTAATAGAGGATTGGCACAATTAAGAGAATTAGACCCACATACAAAACTTTCAGAGTATCCATTCGATGATAAATTGACTTCCGAACTATTGTGTAAGGGGGATGTGTTAGGTTTGACACAAAGTGAGAGTAGAACAATGAGAAAAACTATTCTGGCTTTACAACCCAAAAATATGTATGATGTTGCATTGGCATTGGCATTGATTAGACCGGCAGCAGCAGATGGTGGTAGAAAGGCCAGTTATTTTAGAGATGGAAAAGCTATGTTTGTTTATGATGAGGATGCACTAACATTTATATCATCTGCAATAGGATGTAGTTTATCAGATGCGGATAGATACCGAAGAGGATTTGCTAATTTAAGGGCTGATATAATAAAAGAATTTAAACAAAAATGTAATAGTGAAAGTGTATTAAAAGAATTATCACACCTTCGTAAATATTCATTTGCTAAAGGACATTCAATTGCTTATGGGCAAATGGTATGGGCATTGGCGTACCATAAAGCAAGAAGGCCTAAAGAATTTTGGAGGGCAACACTCAAACACAACCAATCATCATATAAAAAGTGGGTTCACAAAAGGGAAGCGATTATAAATGGCGTGGAAATACAAAATGAAGAAAGAGGAACTATGTATGACCAATTCACAAAAACAGGTTGGTGGGATAGCAAAGAGTTCTTACCAAAATTGGGTAGTGGTGAGCATGAAAACCAGTTTTATTTTAATGGAATAGTAGCAAATTTTCGTAAATTAAACCGATATGGTAAAAGTTGTGTATTGATGACAATAGGTACAGGAAACGGAGAATATATTGATTTAGTTATTAATAAAAAATACCCGTTTGGATATTACGGTTGTATAGAGGGTTGGGGTTGGAAAAAGGAACAATTTAATTCATCTTTTATAGAGGTGCAAGAATTTAAACCCTATAATTTACATGGTTCAGTAGAACATAAAATGGAAAGATTTTTTGTATAATATTTGGCATTTTCTGATATTTTTCGTATATTACATTTGTGTTGAAGCAAACTGATAAAAATATCGTAGTATCCACGTTATCTAATACGTTGGGTAGTTATCTTACATTAAAGGGTAACGAATTAGCATTTTATTGTCCGTTTTGTAATCACCATAAACAAAAATTACAGGTGAATACAGAATCCCAAAAGTGGCATTGTTGGAACTGTAATAGTGGTGGTAAAAAATTGACATCATTACTTCGTAGACTTGACGTAGATAGAAAAACTATATCTATTATCAGAGAGATTTATGGTGATAGTAATTGGACACCACAACAAGAAGATACAGATACAAAGGTATTTATTTCCCTTCCAAAAGAATTTATAAGTTTAGTAGAAGAACCAAAAGGTTTTAATCCTGAATATAAAAATGCTATATATTATCTTACACAAAGAGGTATTACAACAAAAGATATAATTAAATACAATATTGGTTATTGTAAAGAAGGATTATATGCACAGAGAGTAATTGTACCGTCATACAATTCAGATGGCTCACTAAATTATTTTATTTCTCGTTCATACTATCCCGAAAATAAAATGAAATACAAAAACCCACCAATCAGTAAAAATATAATATGTTTTGAATCCCAAGTAAATTGGAATGAACCAATTATACTTTGTGAGGGTGTATTTGATGCTATAACAATCAAACGAAATGCAATTCCACTTTTAGGAAAGTTTCCATCTAAACAATTAGTTGAGAAAATCTTTATGAGCGGAGTATCTAATATTATAATTTCATTAGATAACGATGCTATGAATGAAGCACTAAAAGCGGCAGAGTATTTTCGTAAGAATGGAATAAATGTTCGTATGATGTATCTAAAAGATAAAGATGCGGCGGATATGGGTTATGAAAATTTTTATGAGGAACTAAAGAAAACTAAAGAATTTAATACAGAAGAACTGTTATTAAATAAAATAAATCAATTATGAGTTTAAAAAGAATATATCATATTGCCGATATTCATATTCGTAATGTAAAAAGACATAAAGAATATAGGCAAGTATTTGAAAAAATGTTTGAAGAAATTCGTCAAAGAGGTACGGAAGATTCAATCATTTATTTGGCTGGTGATATTGCACATGCTAAATTGGAAATGTCTCCTGAATTATTAAAGGAAATTAGTTGGTTATTTACCGAATGTAGTAAATTATGTGAAACAATTCTTATTACAGGTAATCACGATTGTAATATGAATAATTTAGATAGATTGGATGTTCTTACTCCAATTGTAGAAGCATTGGATTTACCAAACTTTCACTATTTGAGAGATACACAAGTTTGGAGTTATGGTGGTGTTGGTTTTGGGGTGTTCAGTATTTTTGATAACAAAGATAATTGGCCAAAAGCAGATGATTTCGTATTCCAACCATTTGATAAAAAGATTGCGTTATTTCACGGACCTGTAGATAATTCAATGACGGATGTGGGATATGTAGTAAGTAGTAGACACTTTACAACGGATATATTTGACGGATTTGATTTGGCCCTATTGGGTGATATTCATAAGAGACAGGAAATGATTAGTCCGAAAGGTTGTAAGGTAGTTTATGCCGGTTCATTGATTCAACAAAACTTTGGTGAAACACTAGATAAGCACGGATTCCTTGTTTGGGATTTAGATACCTTAACTTATGAGGCAGTTGATATCCAAAACGATTATGGCTATTACACTTTGGATATAGATAACGGTATTATGCCGGTTGTAAATGATATGCCAAAGCATGCAAGGTTAAGAGTACGTTTATCCAATACCGATACTGCGGACACAAAGAAAGTCCTAACACAAATTAAGATGCAGTATGGTATTGAGGATTATACCCTTATTAGAACGGATTCACTTTCTAAATTAAAGACCGGAAACAGACAGAACAAATTTGATTTTGAAGATATATCAGATGTAAATCACCAAAACTCACTAATACATGATTATGTAAACCGAATGATGCCATTTGTGACCAATAATGATTTATCAGAGTTGGAAACAATAAATCGTGATATAAATAGCAGAATTGTATTTGGTGATGTAGCAAGAAATATACAATGGAAACCCGTAAAGTTCACATTCTCTAATATGTTCTCTTATGGTGAGGATAATGTAATTAACTTTGATAAACTAAATGGATTAATGGGATTATTTGCTCCTAATGCAAGTGGTAAATCTTCACTATTTGATTCTATCTCATTCTGTCTTTTTGATAAGAGTAGTAGGGCATTTAAGGCATCAAACATAATGAATAATCGTAAAACGGACTTCAGTTGTAAATTAGAATTCGATATTAATAGTGAACGATACTTTATTGAAAGGACCGCAAAGACCGTAAATAAAGGAAAGAATGTAAAAGTTGATGTGGATTTTTACCGAATGGATGGTAATGATAAAACATCCCTTAACGGAACGGAGAGAAGGGATACTAATTCCGTAATTGAAGGGTATGTTGGCAAATACGAAGATTTCGTCCTAACCGCTCTATCATTGCAAGGTAACAATGCTCTATTCATTGATAAATCCCAAAGTGAGAGAAAAGACCTGTTAGCACAATTTATGGGATTAAATGTTTTTGACAAGTTGTACGATACCGCAGTTGAAGATATTAGAGAGGTGAGTGTACTTATCAAAAATTTTAAGAAAACCGACTTTACGACAGAGTTGGCAGAAAAGGGTAAATCTATTAAAGAAAAGAAAGAGGAATTAAAAGAATTACAAACGCATTTAGATTCTGAATTAAGAATTAAAGCAGGTATTGAAGATGATATATTAGATTTGACTCGTACACTTGTACCAATTGATTCCAATTTAGATTTATCTGCATTAGAAGGAAAAAGAAAAGAGATAAATAAAAAGTTAGAACATTTAGAAACATTATACGGAACAAAAGAAAACAATATAAGAATTTTAAATGAAAAGATTGAAGAAGGAACTAAAAGTATCGAAGAAAAATCCAAATCTGGTAGAATTGATATAGAAACAGCATATACTAATTATCAGGAAGAAGAAAAAAAATTAGTTGAGGCTGAAAGGAGTCATTCTATTGCTAAAATGCACTTAAGTTCTGCAGAAGAAAAAATTAAACATTTAGATAATCACAAATATGACCCTAATTGTAAATTTTGTTGTGATAATGAGTTTGTAAAAGATGCAATGAATGCAAAAAATGCATTACCTGAATTACAACAAATAGTTAAGGATGCATTAATTAATGCAGTTTCTATTCAACAAACTTTAGATAGATGGGAAGGTGTTAAAGAACAATATGATGAATGGAATAAATTAAAATCGGAACTTTCTAAAACAAAAGGCATTCTTAAAACAGCAGAAGCAGAATTGCAAGGCTATGAAACAAAAGAAGAATTATTACAAACACAATTAGATAATGTTGAAGCAGATATTGAAAGATACTACGAAAATGAAGATACAATCCAAAGCAATAAAGAGTTAGAAACGAAAATCGGAAAGCGAGAGGAAATAAAAAGAAAAGTAGAGGGTGTAATTAAAAATCTTAATAAAGATATAACGAACACCAATGGCTCTATTGCTCAATTACAATCGTTTATAGACAACATCAAAGGAAAAATGGGTGAAGT